TTTCTAATATATTGGACGAGCAATTTAAGGTACTTTGCTTTGTCGTATTCTTCATAAACTACACATTCTCCGTCTTCACAGGACATAATGATAACAAATTTTTTGACTGATACCCCAGTCAGTTCGTAGTACATTGCAGCATAAGCACAGCACTGAACGAAATAATGATCAATCCAATCTCTTGGTTTCGGTTTCTTAGAAGTCTTAAAGTCGATGATTGCTAATTCACCATTATATTCGGCAATACAATCAACCGTTCCCGCAATACCTAATTGCTTACTATATAGGGAGCCTTCAAGAGAGTGAATATTATTTATATTCTTGAGAGTTGACTTCGCAATATTAAACAGAAACTCTGAGATTGGAAGAATATCTGTAGGAAGATCTTGATTTTTCAGAAAATACTCAGTAAGAGTATGCATATCCGTACCACGACTTGTTGAAAGTTTCGTGATACGGTCTGCTTCCACATCTCCAACTCTCTTACGCCACTTCACAAAGATTTCTTTATTGAAATGACTTGTGATAGAAGTGATCGAAACTAGTTTGAGTAGTTCTTCATCATCAGGAACTTTATAATATCGAATACCATCTATAGTCTCCCGATCCAACTTTGGGAGAGTCACATCAACATGATTGAACATTAAAACCTCACTCTTCCTTTATTATAACCCATAGGTATAGATTCGTCAATTGTTATAAGTTTTTCTTCAGTTCCATTATTAACCCAAATTCTTTTTGGACGATTTTTTGCTTTTTGTTTTAATTTTTCAATAGTTTCTGGAGAATGCTTTTTTCCATACATAGGATTGTTTTCCCCATTCACATCGTGGTGATTTTCACTTATTTTTTTTCTAGTTTCTTCACTAGAAACTTTACCAAGATTTAATTGGCGCAATCTTTCAATAGTTTCTTGACTAAGTTTCCTACCAATTAACCAAGGTTTGGATTTTCCTTTAGATGCCTCACTCATCTTTCTTTTGGTTTCATCACTATGCTTTTTACCATACATACCAACTTTTTTCTCTTTATGAAGTTGTTTAACTCTTTCAGAGCATTCTTGTCGGTATTCTTCGGTCGCCTCCCAACCAAAAATTCCATCACCACCATCAGTTATATTATAACCATAAGGAACTTTACTATCATACTCTTTAATATAATACTGTTCCAATTCATATGCTCTTCCAGCAGTATCAACTTCTTCAATCAATTCAATAGAAAACTTATCTTCACCATATTTTTTGATTGCTTCGGTTAAAATAAATCCCCTTTTAGTATGTTGGTAAAATCTTTCAGTAATGGAAAATTTGGTTATTCCAACATACTGTTTTTTATTTTCAAGATTAGTAATTAAGTAAATTTTATACATTATCTAACTCATAGAAGGTTATAATTATTTATATAAATCTAAACTTTCACGAGTTAGACATATAATTTACAATCCAAGTGCGTGTTGAGCAATTAGAAATTCCTTAACTAATCCAGAACGAATCACATCATCAATACCAAACTCAATTATATCAATAGAAGGCATCGTTCTCAAAATTTTCATAAAGTCAATTACACCATTCTTTTCGTTTGTTTTAATCAAATCAGATTGAGTAGCATCTCCACAAAACATAATCTTAGAGTTTTCACCAATACGAGTAATAATAGAACATAATTCGTGGAAATTTGCGTTCTGAAATTCATCTACAATCACAATTGAATTATCAAGTGTGGTGCCTCTTAAGAATGAAGTGCTCCAGAACTTAATGGTCTCCTGAGACTTAAGATTTCCATAGAGCATCTCAAATTCGGCATCAGAAGGCATCTGGAACATATACTTCACCATATTCTTATAAGGAATCTGGTAGATGTCTGACTTATCCTCATAGGAACCAGGAAGGAAACCGATCTCCCTTGTAGCAACTAAAGAACGAACCAGATAGATTTTCTCATAAGGAGTTCTTTCATCAAGAACTTCACGAAGAGCATTATAAAGAGTGATGAAAGTCTTACCCGTTCCTGCACACCCATAGGCGACAAGATGCTTACCTTCGGCATATGCATCAAAAAGTTTTCTTTGATTGTCTGTAAGGGGATCAATATCTAATAGATATTCATTCCCAAGTGCCTTTTTCCTTTTTGCTTGACGGGTTGTAAGACCAACATCGTTTTGTTGATCATTAGTCCTTTTTCTTCTTGCCATATTAGGTAGGTTAGATTTTCTTTACACGAGAACCAGGTGCCCTGCTTGATTTTTCAAGTACTTCGTTCCATCCAGGATTTCGTGCGACGAGTTTATCTTTCCACTCACCAACTTCTCCTGGACTTGCGGATCCTTGTGACCAATCTCTGGACCACTGGGGATTGTCTTGATACCACTGTGTGATGTCGTGAACACTCATTTCAAGTACTTTCGTCTCACCAGTTTCTTTGTTTATAATCGGATATATGGCCATGAATTTTAATAATGTGTATGATTATTTAGATTATGGACTCAAACGTGCCTTATGAAGTCTCTTCTCTTCATAATAACTAAAGATTTCCGGAACCCATTCTTTCATTACTGGAACCATACCCTCACATAATGCCTGAATTTCTACCTGAGCATCAAGTTTAGCACGAAGGTCAAGAAAGTGAAGTGCGGCACGAAGAGAGAACGAAACCACAAAGTTCTGGCGAATGTTTTGAGGAAGATAATCACGAAGATGTTCCTCTGCCATACCCCGCTTCTCATAACCCTCCGCATACCGCTCAGATGCCGACAGACAGAACTTTAGTTGCCTTTCGTAGTCATCGGTAGTCCACTCGTATTTGTGCCCTTTACGATCCAGATAGAGACCTTCTGGACGCACATAGAAAACTTCTTCAGGTTTCAGGTATCCAGTCGCAACCTTCAATACACGACGACCAGTATAACGCTGAGACTGAACATCAAAAGAAACTCCAACACGGTGAGTTCTTGCCTGTACCATTACATTATGAACAAACCCAACGCAGTCCAAAGTAATCGCAGGATGCTCCAGAGGTCCCCAGTGCCCTCTCTCATTTGCCAAGAGTTGCTCAACTACCCATTTACCACATTCCTTTTCCGCAGGAGGAAACTTGGTATGAATAGGGTCTTCACTATAATCATTCTTACCTGCCTGATAAACAAGAGTTTGTGGAAGTTGTGTCTGACGAATCATCACAACTTGCATATAACGGTCAAGTTCTAAAAGGTCTTTTGCTTTAATTGGTTTCATTTTCCAAATCCTTTTGAGTATTTTGCTTCAATTTGTGCAAGTTCTTCTTTTACAACTCGCAATTGTGCTTTCATTTCTTTAATTTTCTCACCAGAATATAAATGCTCCTGTTTTGTAAGTTTCTCAAGCATCCTTACTAATTGTTTTGCTCTTTTAGTCATCATCATCCCCGAATACTTCATCATAATCTACTTCTCTTGGTACAATATCATCATATCGATATGATGATACATCAGAATAAATTTCTGCCTTCAAAGAATCCACAAGGAGTTCCAAATTACGAACGATAAGTTTTACTTTTTCCTTATCCATAGGTTAAAATTGTTTCAATTCATTTTAGCATAAAAAAAGGAGGGAATCAACCCCTCCAGAATATCAGCGCATTGCCATTGCTAATTTTGCAACGATTGAAGTTTTATCCAGCTGGTTTTGATTTTACTCCAAGTGCTTTATTGCGGGCAGCATCTGATGCTCTTGCATTAGCAAGTTTCTTAGCAGCATTCGCAGCATCAGATTTCTTATAGGCACCAGCAAATAAAGATCTACCAATTCTTTCTAATGGATTAGAAGAAGTCTTAGCAAGTGATTGAGCACTTGGCCCTGCTTTATAAACTGCTTTACCACCTTTGTATGCAAGATTACCTGCGACAGATTGTCCACCCCTTTGAACTACACCAGTTTTAGCGAGACCAACTGTTTTTCTTTGTGCTCCTGTACCAGTTGTGATGGTATTTTTTTTGGTATCGAAAGTAGTTTTGCCACCAATACCTTTAATAGAACTTCCTGCTTGTCTCTGACGATTTGCTGTTGCCATCGCTGCTTTTTCTTTACCAGTTGCCCCAGAAACCACCTCAGATGCCTTTCCAGCAACTCCTGAACCAGCTACATATCCACCAATACCACCTAAAGCCCCACCAATTGCTGCGCCTGGAACGGCACCTACACCACCAAAGGCAGCACCAATAGTTCCACCCAAAGCAGCGCCTCCAGCAGCACCTGCCTTAGCACCAACAAGTCCACCAGCCGCTTTAGTTGCACCCATTGCTAAAGCAGAACCAGTTTTGCGACCTCTTGATTTTTGTGCTGCTGTTTCTAATCCAGCGTCAAGAGCAAAAGCAGCAGGACCAGAAGCTTTACCAATAAACTTTTTAACACCACCCAATTTTCCAGTATCCTTGATTGCTGCTGATCCCAATTCAGCAGCAGACTTAACATTAGATGCTGTTTTTAAACCACTCTGTACTTTTTTAAGTGTAGAAGAAGATGCTGTTGGTTTTGCGCCAGAAGGTAATTTACCTTTAGGTTGAGTAACATCTCTCACATTTACCGGTTCAACTTTTGTATCGACAACTGATGTGGAAGGTTTTGGTGTTGTTGCTAATGCACCAGATTTTGGTCTTAATGCTAATGCCCCCGCCTTTTCAGTTCCTCCTCTCACATTTGATCCAGAAACATTAGTATTTGTTCCTTGTGGTTTAAATTGTGTTGTAGTGTCAGCAGCAGCACCTGTTGCACCTCTTTGTGCTTTTCTTGCTTTTGCTGCCTCATCTTTAGCATCAATTTCTGCTTTTAATTCTTCAACAGATTTCGATGGTTTTCTTCTTCCTGCTGGTCGTTCTTCACTCAAATATGATTCTTGCAAAAATTGATTAAACGATTTCATCTTTTTTCGTCTTTTTAGTTATTTATAAAATCCTATAGAAACAAAAAAATACCGGAAAATTTTTCCCAGTATTTTTGAAATCATTTTCTCTTTTTTGCTTGGGGTGGTTTATAACCCCAGAGTCTAGGATTTATTCTACCATCAGTCCACTCCATAGATTTAAGACAGTTTCCAAATTTATCATAATACATGTCAAAAATATTAACTGTTTTACTTGCCCTAATAATATCATAAAAAATATTACCATCAATCATGTAAGTGACTAGATACGAATCAACAGGCAATTGTTTATTTTTTGCATCCTGTTTAGTACACTTTTCTTGTAGAATTTCACATCCATAGCGAGACTTGGAAGTTTCCCGTTCTTGACTAGACCAAACTTCCGGCATATTATCTTTGGTGGATGCCTTTTCCTGTTCTGCTGACATTGGATCGTCTTTAGTTGTATTTTCCAAAGTTATTTCCTCATAATTAAAAATTAAGTTTATCCTCGATTTCCCCACTGGATATCGGGGTATGCTTCAGAAATATTTTGTTTTGTAATTTTATATTTTGTTTCAAGTTTTTTGTCCTTTACAAGAATTAGAATTTCTGCCTCTAGTGGATGAAGACCTTGAAGAATATTAATAAACATACTTTCTCTACGAAGAGAACTTAGACTATCATTACCACCTTTTATAAAATTATAAAACTTTTGATATTCTTTACGAATTGATGATCTTCCCTGATCTTGAGAACCAAGAGAGTTTGATCCCATCTCACTCATTTTACTTACAGCATCATCAATCTTTTCAGATAAAGTTCCACTGAAAGAATTTTGTTCACTTGTTGCCGCATAAGGAACTTCCCCTGGAGGAAGAATTGAAACAATACTTTCATCAAAATTCCAAATAAACAAAGCCTTCAAGGAAGAATGATCATATTTTTTAAGAACTTCCACCTTTTTCACATTCGAACGCTGTTTTGATACGAGATTCAAAACTTCAAAGGAAAATGGATTTACTGGAAGTTCTTCAATTACTGCAGGTTGTTTTGCCGCTACAGTTCTTGGTTTAGTCGTCGTCTTCTTCTGTGTCGTCGTAGTCATGATAGTTTTCAAAATTAAATGCTATGACCTCATCTGGAATCAAGTTTCCTTGATTATCGAACATTTCGGGATGAGGTCTTGGAATCTCCCGATAGTTCATCATATACTCTCTGGCAACCCAACCTGCCACAAGTCCCACTATAAGAAATAATACGGTTAAAAATGAACCGAATACTAGACTGATTGCTAACATTTTTTTCTCCGGGAAACTACTTTTTCCTTGATATAAAGGAAAATTCAAAATAGATGGTAGTCTCTCGATTGAGAAAGCAAACCATCTTCTCAAAGATGATATGGAATGGTTTGGTCTGCTTTCTTTTTCCTCCATTAAGTATAAGTTCAATACCACGATTCATACCGTGGTCTTCTGATTTATTTAGGTTTGAATTACGCAATTTGTTTTTCTTTGAGAAATTTAACTGTATCCACACAACCACCAATTTTTACATCATCACAAAGAACTTGTGGAAATGTGGATCCTTCACCAAATTCGGAGCAAAACTCATCCCTAGTAAAGTGTTCTCCCAAATTATACACTACAAACTTATTTCCTGTCAACTCAAGAACTTGTTTGACTTTATAACAATGAGGACAATCTTCTTTTGAATAAACTGTAAAATTCATAATTGTTTAATATCTATAGTAATTTATATTACATTGAAACGAGTTCTATTATTGCGAATATTTTCAGAATATTCTGGAGTAATTTCATAATTTTCTTCGATTTCCTGAAGAAGTTGTCTGGTTTCTTCTCCTTTACCCCACCACCAGCTGGCAACTGATTTTTCATAAAGTAGACCGTACCTTCCAGGATATTCAACATCTTCTCTTAAAGGTTCTAAGTCAAAATCTGCATTACTTAATCCATTATTTGCGTAGATATAACAGTCCTGCCAGTATTCTCGCCTTTCTGAAAATCTACTCAAAAGAAAATATGCCTCTGGTCTATTGGGCAATACCATCAATGCCTGTTGAAGAATTCCTTTAGCAGTTAAATCTCTAGTTCCTTGCCTATCATAACAATTAGATCCATGAATCAATGCTTCATAAGTAAGAGTATCATCTTCTGATCTTTCTGCACATCTTAAGAAATAAGATAGTGCTGCAGAATTATGTCCCTCCTTTTCATACCAAAGTCCCAATTGAAAATTATGCTCAGGATTTTCAGTATCTAATGAATAATTGGTAAGTAATTCTTCAAATTCATTTTTTGGTGAAATTTTTGGCAATAAAAATTCTCTAACTCTTGGTAGATCAAAAATAATTTGAGGGAGAGTTTCTTGTGGATATTTTTTCATAACAGTTCCAATAAATCCAGAAACACCAATATTTCCCTCCTTTACTTCATGATTTTCTATAAATTCTTCCATCAATTTTCCAGAACATTTTTTATAAATGATGTGTTCAAATTCATGATCATAATGACTATAGGATAAAGATTTTAATTTCTTTCTGTCAGTATCACCCATCCAACTAAAATGCCATCCCATGTCTTCATATCTCACATAGTTTCCATATTCGTCATATTGGCCAACATATGAAATTGGATAAGGATTATTAAAATTAGATCTAATTTTATTTGGTGTATGAGTTTTTAAATGATTTTTTGTTGCCAAGAACATAGAGCAGTCCCATTGAACTGGATTATTATTTGATTCATAAAACAATCTTAAATCTGCTCTACCTTCACAATATACCAAGGGAATTTTAAAGATAATATTTGGATTGCTTCTAATAATATTAGGAACATAAGTAAGATGTTCTGGATTAATTATTTCATCACAATCACTTATAATAAACACAGTATCATCATCAAATTGATCTACAATAGAAAGAAGCGCATCTCTTTGCATTCTCTCACGAGATCCAATTAGCATCAATTTGGGATCGTTATGATTGAAATACCTATCAGTATCAGTAAAATCAATTTCATCATCATCAGAATGTAAATCAAGTTCAATTACTTGAATTTTATTTTCATCCCACAGACCAAGTTCTTTAAGTGTATTTTTACATGTGAATGGTTTTTCTTTTCCAGTATAAGATTTATTTGCATCAACAATTACAAATTGATCAACATAATCTTTAAGTAAATTAATTCTCAATTCAAGAATTTCTTTCTCATTAAAATATGGAAAGTAATCAACAATTTTTGAATTCTTAGGTTTGCGAGGGTTAACAATAAATGATTTATTTTTAGGCATCTTTTTCTCTTGCAAATTTCCTTTCCAATAATTCAGTACTGTCTCATGGGCACAATAATGATCTCTTTTTTGTCCATCATTAACATCATCATCAAAACCAACAAATGTGGAATTAAATTCCATATTTTCTACAAACAGAGGAATAGTATATGTCTTGCCAGAGAATAGAATATTTTCAATCAAAGGCATTACCTCAGAATTTGGCACCTCAAGATGATAAGTACCATTCTGAATGTAAGTATCAATTAACATCTTCGCATAATCTCTAGTGATAATATACGCTGTTGCTGCCCAATCATTCCACTGCCTTTCACGAAGTTCGAAAGTTTCAAAGTCACCACGAATAGTAAGAAGTTGAATACACTCAGCATCCAAAGGAATTTTTTTAATAAATTCTTCCCATGTAAAGTTCCAGTACTGAACAGTTTCAAGACTTAGATCATCCTCACAGAAGAATCCATAGTCCTCATCAGTATTCTCATACCAGTTTTTGATTGCCTTAAGATGAGATACTACACATCCTTTGGTTCCATCATTCAACGTGTGAACAGATCTGCCAGTAACTACATCATTTGATTCTGCAAATCTTTTTGAAATCACAGAATTGATATTAGTAATTCCATACTCATAAAATTGATTTACAAGAGTAATTTGACGATCTGTACTTTCTTCAAGACTTACATAATTGACAGATGGAAATTCTTTCAATTTTAACATGATCGTATCTTCTGCAATATAGTTTTGATCGTCGATCTGATTAATTTTCCAAGTTATTTTACGACCTTTTCTTCTAGAAGCATCTCCATTTTTTTGGACTAAACGACTTACAACTCCATAATAAGTTTGCGCATCCAGTATATCACCACTATAAAAATTAGAAAGATTAGATCTTATTTCCTTTTCATCATACAAATCATACTTACAATTTTCTATTCTTTTCTTATCAGAATGTGGAATATGAATTAAGGAGTGATCGTAAGAAATCTTCTTATGCACCAATCCCAAGGATTTGAGTTTGGTTTCCACATCACCATCTTCAAATCCATAGGTATCAATTGATTCATTGTATCCATTTACCTTTAAGAAATTCTCTCTTGATACATAGAGCATTCCTCTCAAATATCTAAAATATTGACTGAAACAATTTACATAATCAACAACATTCATAAATTCATTTTTTGCCATGTCTATGGAATATTCGCCATTCTGATCAGGTCCGTAAACCAAATCTGGAGAATCGTGAGCTCCACTTACAAAACAAGTTTCATCAATTGAATAAGATTCGAAGAAATTATAATATGGATTTATTATATAATCAGTATCAACCTTCAAAATATAATCTCCAGTTGCATGACTTGCAGCAAGATTAAGTGGTTGTGCTAAATTAAAATATTTCTTATTCTTTGCACGAATTACTTTGATTCTAGGATCCCATTGAGTCAGATTATGAATTGGATCTTCAGAGTCCCAATCTACGATAATAATTTCTTTAATTGAATCAAAAAGCAACCAAGAACTTAAAGAAACTCTAAGAGACTCAAGACGATTCTTACATACACAAATCAATGAAACATTAGGGCTAGATTTTTTTTCTTTCATATACAAAGCATCTCCCCATACCTCAGTATAGTACCACTGAGTTTCTACTCTTTTGAATCCATAGGTAGAAAGAAAATCATCAATTTCTTCTACTCGTGCATTACCTTCATAAACTTCATCACGATTAACTTCACAATAAATGTAATCAATATTGTGCAATGTTTGAGATGCTCCTTTCAGAACCTCAAGTTCGTATCCCTGAACATCAACAACGATCATATTATAATCTTTATAATCATAATCATCAAGTTTCTTCATCTCAACTTCTTCAGTTCCAGAAAAAGAAACTTCTGGATGTGCAGTCAGATGAACCTTTGGAGTAAGAATAGAACTACTCTGCGCCTCATTGCTACTGATGTTCATTGTAACCTTTCGGTTATCATTTCCAAGAGCTACTTGATGAGCAACAATATTTCCACCAATATTCTTTACTGCCTCACTTAGTACTGAGAAGTTTGAAGACAATGGTTCAAATAAAACAATATTGTTTATATTATGAGACTTATATTTTTGCAACTCACCACCATAATGTCCACCAATATGAAGGAGTCCAGAAACATTCAAATTATATTTGTCATAGACATAATCAAAATCTAATATCATATTTTTATCCTCAATTAAAAACTATCTTATTCATACTATTATACCATGTTCGCAATATAATTTTGATCGTCTAATTGAATTATATCCCAGTTTGTTTTTGGTTCAACATAGTAAGAAATAGAATTATAGAATGTTTGTACATTAGAATTAATATGCTTCTCAGCCAAAACGTATTCAACATTCCATTCTAATTCATTTCCACTCAAACCTTGAGATAACTGCCCCCTTACCGATTCATTCAAATCAGTATTAGAAGTATATCCCTTAAAGTTTGAAATTCTTTCCTTATTTGAATGTGGAATATGCATAAGTGTATAATCTAAATTTAATCTTTGCTTGGTTAATCCATATAATTCCAATCTATTTTCTATCTCACCATCTTCTCCACCATAATATTCCCCCATATTTTCATTCCATCCGCCAACTTCTTCCAAAAACTTTCTTTTAATATAAAGAATTCCTCTTAAATATACAAAATAAGGTTGTACAGATCCATCTATATTACTAATATTAGGATCTCCACAAACAAAAGAATTATCATCAACCACATACCTATCAAAAAAATTCCAATAAGGATTAAAAACGTGATCAGAATCAACTTTTATTACAGATTCTTGGGTACAAAGTTTTAATGCCAAATTTAATGGTTGTGGTTGATTAAAAAATTCTTGATCAGAGACTCTTATTACTTTAATTTTAGGATCCAAATTAGTAATATAATCAATTGGTTCATCCGAGTTCCAATCAACAATAATAATTTCTACAATCTCATCAACCAACAACCATGATGCCAAAGAAATTAAAAGAGGTTTAATTCTATTTTTACAAGCACATATCAATGAAATTTTATTATTTTTTTCCATTTATTTTGCAACCATTAAAATAATTTTATCTTTGTTAAACTCACCCAACTCACTATTTTCATGATTAAATTCAATAAATGAAATACTATCAAAAAATTTGTCGTGGCCATATTTTTTGATTTCTATTATATAGTTTTCATCTGATATGTTTTTATTAATATCTTCAATAATTAAAAAAGATCCAGTTTTTAAATAATCCACACATAAACGAATTACTCTTATCTGATCCCAAAAAAGATGACTAGCATCATCAAGTAATACATCAAATTTTACTCCACAATTTAAGAATGCTTTTTGAATGGATTCTTCATATTCAGTATGCATATAATCATACACAACATCTTTTAAATTATCTTGTTTTGCTTTTTCTATAATTTCAATGTTTCCATCCCAAGAATATATTTTTGCATTTGAAAAATATTCTCTCCACATTTTAATTGAGGCGTTTTGAGCAATTCCAATTTCTCCAAAATTAATTTTTTGATTTTTTAAAAAGGAAAACAATATGGAGTAAAAGGAAGTATATGAATGCCTATAATCTTTATTATAATAATTTTTAGTTAAATGACTATAAACTGGCGATTTATCAGTACCATATTTTGCTCCTATTTCACATAAATCGGTTATGCTAGTATTACAATTTATATGATATGTATTAATTTTCATAAATTTAACCTAATTGCTTATTAAAAATAAAATCTTTAACAAATTGCTGAGATGCTCTTAATAGATAGGCGGCATTATCTTGAAAACCAAAAGTCATTAGATAATCATCACCATACTCACACATACCAACTGCAAACTCAATCTCAGCATTCAAAAAAGAAAACTGTGGGGATACTTTTATAATGTTCCAATCTTTATCCCAAACTGTAAATCTATGCTTATAGATTCCATCCTTTCTATTTTGTTCACTTTGAAACAGGAAAGTTTCATGATTCAAACAAAAATGATAATCGCCAAGAGGAATAACTTGTGATCCTCCCCTAAGATCTACACAACCAAGATCTTTCCAATTGACTGATTTTACAGTTGTAGTAGTATTTGTTTGAATATCATACCTTACAATTTCGGTTCCATTTGTCCATTTCACATAATGAAAAGGCATGTCTACAATAGGCATCCAGTTCTTTTCACAATAAGACTCATCATTACCAGGAGCAGGAATACGATATTGTGCTACTTCTTTCACACCACTTTCAGAAATCTCAATCTCCGAAAGTTCCATTCTTCCAGTACCAACAGTATCTAGGTCTCTTCTTACACCAGTCATATAGAGTTTTCCATCCCAACGGACAATACGACAGTCCTCAAGACCCACGAATTCCCATAGTTGTTTATCAGGAAAACTTGAAGTATCAATATGATGATAAGATTTAACTCTCATATTTTCATCCATTTCACACATAATATTCCATGTGCGAAGGCGTACATCATTCTCTGGATGAATATAAACCAGAGGGCCCCAAGGATGCTCATACTTCTTTTTTTCAGAATGATATAAGGTATAGTTGATATTCCTTAGATTTACAAGAATCTTACCATTATCATTGTAGATTGAAGGATTGGTCAGAGATGGTCCTTTTAATTCTGATGATGGAATGAGTAATGAATGAATAGAACCACCATTCTCCAATGCAAGTTTAACAAAATTACTCATAAAATTTTATATTAGTAATGATCAGTACTTTTTAGTATTATAATAGATTTATAATTGAGTGTCAATGGGTCTTTCCCAGTCAGTTGCATCTTGAACAAATCCATCCCCATCACCATCTCTGGCATTGGGATTGTAACCATCAGCAACCATTTCTTCTAATGTTGCTTCTGTAGGTGCAGGTTCTTCAACTACAATAGGATCTGCTACAGATTCTTCAACCACAATAGGTTCTACTACAGGTTCTTCAACCACAATAGGTTCTACTACAGGTTCTTCAACTACAATAGGTTCTTCAACTACAATAGGTTCTTCAACTACAATAGGTTCTTCAACTACAATAGGATCTACTACAGATTCTTCAACCACAATAGGTTCTACTATCTTTACCCAAGGAAGAGGTAATGGAGTAATGGGTGGATTATATCGCAATTCAATCTCAGTAGCAAGTTCTGTATGCAAATAACCCATATCAAGATTACTCTCCAACCATCCTATCACAGTTTCTTCAGTAAGAGTTGAATAGTCAGTAAATCCTTCTGGAGTTGGTGAAGGAAGAGGATATGAATTATTGATTGATGCCGATGCTCCATTCTCATCTTGTGCTTGTAATATCCAATAAATGGTTTTAACTACATTCGTAAGACCATTTTCGGATGGAGCACAATCTAATCTAAAAATATCCCAAGTATAAGTAATCATAGTTTCTTAGCATACACCATATTTAGATTTAAGATTATTGGACTGTGTTTCCATACTCTCAAAGCCTTTGACTGTCATCCAGGTTACCATAGAATATCTGTTTCCTTTGGTGACTGGTTCTACACCGTGCCTATAATAACGATTAGAAGGAAAACATACAAGAAGTCCAGGTTCAGGACGAACACGAATATGAAGGTCTGGGAATACAAAATCACCACCCTCAAATTCATCATTGAGATACAAGACCATAGACAAATCACG